CGGAGTTCACTGAACCTGATCCTGATGCTGAAGTTAGTCCTATAACTGGTCGATTAACAGTTGAAGGTTCTAAAAAAGATAACTTCCCTATAGTTGCAGTTCCGTCAACGACCAGTTCTTTCACAATTACAGTTTCATCCTCAAGAAGCAACCCTGTTGTGTCACTACCGACCTTAACAGGCTTTCTATCTGAGGATAATGGGTTCTGTAATTTTAATTCATTAGCCATTAATCTGAGCCTTCCCAGTCATACTTCCCTACCTTCTCGACAAATGCTTTTGTCTCTAAATCTTCTAATCTTTTGTGAATCTTAAATAAAGTTTCTTTCTCAAAAAGCTGGGGATGAGAATGATTCTCAAGTTTGTCTAGTCTTTTGTAGATGTTTATCATCCCCTCGCTTGTGTGAAGATATTCAACCATTTTATTTAAAATCCAATTAATCATCGCTCCTGAGACCTTTAATAAAGCCTCTTACCATAGATCCAAATACATTGTCTATTAAATCAATGAACCAAGGTTCTATGGTTGAAGCCCATACTTTTTTTGTTACACTCCACTTTCCCATTCCTAGTGTCATCAATTTCCCTAAACTTTCAAAGGTAGTTTCTACTACCGAGCAAATACTTTCATTAGGAACTTTCTTTAGCACCCATAAAACGATTGCTGAAGCTCCACCACCTGCGATTATTCCTGTATTACTTGTAACTACGTTTAACATATTCTCAAACATATACTCTCCTTTTAATAATCATTTTCTCGCTTTTTTAAAAACTTATCTTTTAAGCCATTGCCACTCATAGCTGCGAGGATTTCTACGATAGCCCTATAGCTTGATTTTGAATCTTTAATGTCTAATTGCATCTCTTTTTGAGAGTTAATCAGTCCAATTACAATCTTCTCAAATCTCTCATTAGCATCATCTAAATCTCTTTTTAAGTCGTCTTGTATCCATTTATTTTGCTTTAAAATAAAATAACCAAAAGCAGCGCACATTGCAAGAGGCACTCCATACTGGTCAAGAACTGCAAACATATCCATTATCTATAATACCTTGCTATTGGAGTTCTCGTGATAGTCCAATGCTTAGACGACAACTTCAAATATTGTTGTTTTTGTTTTTCTTTTTTCTGCACTTTTTGCATTATAAGCCTCCAATGACTCGTCTATATCGTATCCTTTTTGATTAACGTTCTGGAGATCAACCTTGATTCCATCCCTATTGCCATTCTTGTAGAATATATAGCAATTTTGACTCGCTCTACCATTTAAGTTAAGAGCTTTCTCGCTATAATCGTTTGCACCTACCATCGAGGAGCTTCTACCAAAATTATCACCAACGTGTGCTGAGTGAACATGACCAAATATTACATAGTCAATTTTTATTCCTTTTAAAGAGTATCTTCCAGCGATTTGGTTCACAGAGGTATCTAATTTTCCTTTTAGCGAACCATGCCCATGAAGCATTAATAAATTTTGACCTGCGACATTTATTACTAATTCTGATGGATCTCCATGTACAAATTTAACACTATTTTTCCTAAATAAATACCTTAAACATTGGAAAATTGTATAATCATAATTATCTGTTGCAACTACGTCAGACCAACCTAATTCTTTATTTGCTCTACCCTCATTTCCTACAACAGAAGCGACTGTAATATTAAAATCTTCATTTAAGTCTAGTATCGCTTGTTGCAGAATATCCACTCCAAGAAATGTTGCTTTAGCTCGGTTCGTGGCTTGATTTAAAAGCTCGTCTAATCGCCTATCGCTATTCATTAAGTCGCCAGTTAGTGCTATAACAACATTCGTAATATTTGCAGTCTTAAAGTACAGTCTAGCACGATTGACAAAATATCTAACCCTTGAGGAGGCAACTTTAAAATCATATCTATTGTTTTCTAATTCAACTAATTCATTGAAGTGGACATCTGAAAATTGTATAACTCCTACAGCCTTATTGTTTATCTTAAAGGTATTAGTGCTTAAATTTAAACTATGTTTTTCAAAAAGCGTTTTTAATTCTTTAGAATATTCCTCAACAGCATTTTCGATTCTAGCGTGTTCACGAAAAGACTTATTGAATATTCGATTCTTGTCCTGGGCTTTCTGCTTCTGCTTAGATAATCTTACATTCTCTCGTATGACATCATGGTCGGCATCACATATTGGGTACACCGATTTGCTTCGGCAGGCTTTACAGCCCCAACGTTGCTTCCCATTTCGGTCAAGACCTTCCTTGGTCATACCGATGTGGTAGCAATTCGGACATATTAACTCTTTAGGGTTTACCATTGACCCCCTGGCTTGTTATTGTGACTTAACTATCTCACTTAACTCTTTAGCCCTATTAGGGCTATCTGACCTTGCCCATTTACTATCGAGCATCTCCTCACTAGCCAATAAAAAGTTATCATCTTTTATGTATTGTATTGTTTTCTTAAATCTTTTTACACCAGAAAATCCAATCTGGTATATCATGTTGATAAGGACTTCTTTTATTAAACTAGGTTTATCCCAAAACCACTCACTCCATTCTTTGTCCGAGCTGATCCTTTTTAGTATTTCTTGTATCTTTTTATCTAAGATTAAATCAGCTACTTCCTTATCCATATATAAATCTTTTATCGCAAATCCATAACCAATAGTATCATATCCATTAGTGCATTTATATACACGAGGCTCATATCCTTCGTGCTTTGCGACCATTTCTTTTAAATTATCTAGGTCTTTCATTTTTTCTTTGAAGACTTTGTTTTTGGCTTAGGTTTAGGCTTATCTAAAACTTCCATATTAAACATCCCTGATTTTTCCCAAGATTCTAACCTTTCTTTCCCTACCATGTATTTCACTTCTGTAGTTAATCCTGATGGGGCTTTAGTCCCATGAAATATTACCTTTATATTTTTGATCATTTAAATCTCCAGGTTTATATAAGGGGGCAGTAGCCCCCTTATATTTTTAAGAACTATTCTTACCAAGCAGTAGTGCCATCTTCAACAATTCCCCAGCACTTAGTCTGAGAAGCATCTTGAAGAATTACTGCGCCTCCAATGTAATCACCTACTAGCTTGTGAGCTAAGTGATCCACTGAATACTCTGCCTGTACTCTTGGTCTTTGGCTAAAAGCATAAGCTAATGCAGATTTGTGTATTACAAATCCACCAAGAACATTACCGTCAGTCAAAGCACCATTATCTGAATCTACAGCAGAATTAGCATTTGTAGATGTGATATTGTTTGACAGTAAGACATTCATACCCATAAGAGAGCCAACAAAACCATTTGGCATATTGACTGCTCCAGTTTTAGACACATGGACAAAGCTATCTATGTTAAACAAAGAAGAATATAATGTTGGATTTAAAACCATCACACATTCTTCTAATGGACAGTCATTCTCCATGACTACTTTGCTTATATGAGCCAGTGTTGCTTGATCTATGGTTTTGGTAGAGCTATTATAAGGCTCAATGTCAATACATTCTGTTGTTAATGCAAGCGCTGTTTCTACTTGTGCATCAAAGCCAAGCGCAAGTCTATATCCGATTGAGTCTGCATATCTTGATAGCAGGTCTGAGCTTGATTGTATTGCCCCAATGTCTGCAACCATTGTTCCAGTTACATTATGTGTTGTGCAGGTTAATGTAAAAGAGTCTTCAGTTGCACTTGTGTAATCAAATGCAACATGAGGAGCTTTGGCTACTACTGCTGGAACATCAGCAACACTTGGAATACGAATGATGTCACCACCTGCACTAATTAAGTCTGACATATCCATCCCTACAGATGCCAATACTGTATTTTTCTTAAATGATGCTCTTACTGCATCAGCCCAAAGCTCTGGAACAAATACTGCTAGCTCTGTATCAACCTCTTGACCAGTTGATGTCGTTGCAAAACCTGTCGCCATTTGAAGATGGTTACCAGCATAACCATCCTGCACCCAACCTTGTATGTTATTTAATAATAAATTCATTTTTTAATTACTCCTAGTTATTTATTAAATCTAAAATAAATCCCTATTTATTTAGGTTGCGCTTATCTTTATATGATTTTAGAATGTCATTCCAGTTGCTTTTTAAAGACTCTGGGTTATTCCAATCAATATCTTTAGGAGGATCAGTGTTTCTACTCCTACCAACAACCTCTGGGGCATTTATTTTTTGATTATTAATTGTATTAGTTACATATTCGAGAGTATCAAGATCAAGTGTTCCTAATTTTTCTCTCTCTTCTTCAGGAGCTGCTTCTAATAAAGTATTTCTTCGATTCTCTTCATACTTGTTCCACTTCTGTGCAGTTGCGCTTAAAGTTTCATTTTCAGAAGACACTTTTTCATAAAGTGCTTTAAAGTCTTCTTTTTCTTTAAGTTTAGCTTCTTCTGCGCTAGCAAGTTTCTTCTCAAGTTCAGCTAATCGTGATTCAGCCTCCTGCGACCTTTTACGATACTTTTTGCTTTCTGCTACTAACGAACTAATATCGGTCGAATTATCAGTTGTTTCTTGTGTAGGTTGCTCACTTACTGTTTCGCTTGCTACTTGACTATTTTCTTGTGACATACTGCCTCCATATATAGTGTTTTTTTACAGGCAAACATACAATATCTTGTATATATCCTATAGCGTAACTTATATTACATTAGGTTAAAAATGCAAACTTTTAATCAAAATCTAAAAAATTTTAAGGAAAAATGGTTTGACTTTATGGATTACAAACCCCATAATGGTCAAGTTAAGTTGCATTACCCTGAGAAAAGTGATGCAAGGTTTTTTGTCATGGTTTGTGGTCGTAGGTTTGGAAAATCAACAGCAGCAGCGATGGAAGCAACTTATTATGCCTCCCAACCTAACAAAAGGGTGTGGCTTGTGGG